TGGCTGGAAATTGGGGAGCAAAGCAGACAGGACAATTTTTCACACCATTCCACCTGTCTGTACTCACAGCAGAAATGACGATCCCGAAAAATGTCAGTGAAGAGCAGCCATTCATAATCAATGAACCATCCACCGGCGGTGGAGGAATGATCATAGCAGCGGCGAGAGTATTGAAAGACAGAGGAATCAATCCGCAAAGATGCATGGAAGTGGTAGCACAGGACCTGGATTGGAAGGGAGTGTACATGACCTACGTACAGCTGAGCCTGCTCGGAATCAAGGCGACAGTAGTACAAGGCGATACATTATGCGAGCCATTTGACGAAAGAAAATACAGTCCGGAAAGAGTGCTATACACGCCGGCAAGAAAGGGGCTGCTTATGTAATGGACGGACCAAAAGATTACAGAGAGGATATTGTAAATGCGCTGGTCATGTGGGCGTCAGCACATGGAATTGACAGTGCCGAGGCAAAATATGATTTTTTCATGTTGCTGAACAATGTAGAAGTCACAAGCAGATGCACAGAGATAGCACAGATAAAGGAAGACAGGAATGAAATGCTGTTAAAAAAATTCTTAATTGCAAAGCGTGTAAAAGGCTGTACAAAAAGAACACTGGAATATTATGCAAAAAGCATTAAGGGCATTTTAGAACGAATCGGGAAGACAGTAGACGATATTACGGCAGACGATGTCAGATACTATATGGCAGTCAGGCTCAGGCAAGACAAGGTTACAAAAACCACAGTTGGAAATGAAATCAGAAATCTGAGCAGCTTTTTCGGCTGGCTGTACATGGAAGAGGAGATAAGAAAGAATCCGATGACAAGAGTAGACAGAATCAAGCAGGGAAAGACACAGAAAAAAGCATTTTCGGAAATAGAGATAGAAAAGCTAAGAGCGGCAGCAACGGGCGAAAAAGAAAAGATGATAATAGAGATACTTCTATCAACCGGATGCAGAGTGAGCGAATTAGTACAGATCCTGACAGCAGAGATTGAAAATGACAGGATACTAATACATGGAAAAGGCGAAAAAGACCGATATGTCTATCTGAATGCAAGAGCACAATTTGCCTTGGAAAAATACATGGAACAGCGGAAAGACAGTAATCCATACCTGCTTCCGAAAGGAGGAAGCGTGGTAGAAATGAGGCACAAAGGAATAAGGATAGACGATTTAAGAAATTGGTGGAAGAATCCGGATAACGTAAAGGAAGGACATATGGATAAAAGTTCCGTAGAGGGACTTACAAGAAAAATAGCGAAAAAAGCCGGTGTAGAACGTGCGAATCCACACAAATTCCGAAGAACGTGCGCGACTATGGCATTAAGGCGTGGAATGCCGATTGAACAGGTATCAAAAATGCTCGGCCATGCAGAGCTGTCCACGACACAGATATACCTAGACCTATCAGAAGATGATCTGAGAGAAGCACACAAAAAATATGTTCTATAAGGAGAAAAAAGATGATCGAAGCGAAAGCGAGCGGAGATAAGACATATGCAAAAGTAGCAGGAACAGGAAGAGGCACAATAAAAGAATACATAATGGCAACCAAGTCCTTGTATGAAACAATGGTGGAAACGGGTATGTTACCGGAAATGGCAGAAAGATTAATTCATAACACGGCGAGTTACGGGATTGAAATGGCGAAGGAGAATAAATGAGCAGTAACGACTTAACACGAGAAGAGTGGAGACGGCAAAAGATAGAGAAAAGAGCTGCATTTACAAAACTTCAGAATCTAACCTATCAAGAAAAACTGTGGCGCCAGGCACATATGGCAAAGGCATTCCAAGAAGAGATGACTGACAGGGGATTCGGGTGTCATGTAAGTGTAGGCGGATTGGACAGCATTGTGCTATACATATGGCTTAAAAGTATCGAAATTGACGTACCAGGAATTTCCGTATCGATACTGGAAGACAAAAGTATTCAGAAAGTGCACAAAGCACTGGGACTTGAAGTTGTAAAACCATACAAAACCAAAGTTCAAGTACTGAATGAAGTCGGATTCCCGGTAATTTCCAAAAAGATCGCTGGAAGAATCAACACTTTGCAGAATCCAACGGAAAACAATAAGACGGTCCGGCATGCCATTATAACCGGTGAATGCGGGGAACAGGGACACTATGCCAAGAATAGTAGAATGCAGCTCCATCAGAAATGGCTCAAATTGTTCGGAGGATACGAAAATGAGAATGAAAATGTCCATTATGGAAAGCCAGACGAAGAAATTAAGGTCAGCAACGAGTGTTGCTATTGGTTAAAAGAAAAGCCATGTGATGACTGGGCGAAAATACATAAAAGCTATCCGTATTTAGGGTTAATGGCAGTTGAAGGCGGTCAACGTGAAGAATCACTGATAGAACATGGTTGCAACTACTACGGAAAAGGAGTAATCCGGTCGGCACCGTTTGCCATATTTTTAAGGCAAGATCTTCTCCAGCTAGCAATGGAAATGGACAAATGGTATCACGAACACTTAGATGTTTTTGAAACACTTTTCCACGAACAGCCTTATGGGAAGAATGCAGACGGAACACTAAAAGAATATGTTCCAGTAGACAGCATTATTCCGGAAATATACGGAGAGATTGCCAGAAAAGACAATGGCGATCTATACACAACAGGAGCACAGCGTACAGGTTGTAGTATGTGTGGTTTTGGAATCCACTTGGAAAAACGTCCACACAGATTTGATAGGCTCAGGGAACGCAATGAAAAAGAGTGGGAATTTTGGATGTATAAGTGCTGCACCAATCCGAAGACCGGAGAGAAGTTTGGTTGGGGAAAGGTACTGGATTATATCGGCGTGGGTTGGGAAGACATTCCGCCAAAACAAATGACGATAGAGGATTATATGAATGGGATTGGACGTATTTGAAAATTATGAATGTGATGGTCAGATAGAAATATCTGACCTGAAAGGAGAAAGAATGGACAAATTAATATACATACCGGCTGATCAGATACATGAGCATCCGGATAACCCAAGAAAAGACTTAGGAGACCTTACAGAACTTGCCGAGTCCATCAGACAAAATGGCATTATGCAAAACTTGACCGTTATTCCGGGCTACTGGGACAACAAGAGAGGATTCCACGAGGAAGAATATACACTTCTGATCGGTCACCGGCGGTATTCTGCAGGAAAGATGGCAGCAGTCACAGAGTATCCTTGCCGCATTATTACCGGTATGAGCTACAAGGAACAGGTCGGAACCATGCTTACCGAGAATATGCAGCGCGTAGACCTTACGATTCCGGAGCAAGCAGAAGGCTTCCAGATGATGCTAGATCTTGGAGACACTGTGGAAGACATTGCAAATAAGACCGGATTCAGTGAGAGCACAGTCCGCCATAGAGTTAACATTGCCAAGCTGGACAAATCCACCCTGAAAGAAAAGAACGATGATGAGGGATTCCAGTTAACATTAAAAGACCTGTATGAATTGGAAAAAATAAAATCAGTAGAGAAGAGAAACGAAATCTTAAGAGCTTCCTACAGCTCCACGGACTTGGCGGCACGCGCCAGAAGCGCAGTAGCAGACGAAAAGAGAAAAACAAAAGAGACAGCGATTATAGAAAAGCTGGAGGCAGCAGGCATCAAGAAAGCTCCAAAGGAAGCAGAAAACGGCATCTGGACAGGAACATGGAAAGCAGTGGCTGAATGCGACCTAAACAAAGATGATGATATTGACATTCCAGATACAGAAGGGAAATATTGGATAACTCAGTATCAGCGTATCAGAATTGTGGAAAAAGTTATAAAAAAGCAGACAAGAGCAGAAGAACGAAGAAAAAAGGAAGAAAAAGAACGAAAAGCCAGAACAAAAGAACTTAAGGAAATCACAAGAGTGAGCACAGAAAGACGAAAACAATTAATTCTGGACATTATTGCCGGGAAAGCAGCAAAACCGAACGAAGAGTTGGTAAAGAACATGTGCTGGGTACTCCTGGTAGAGATGGGCGGGGTATATAAAAGTTATTTTATAAATTTTTTTACTGAAAAACACGAATGGCAGTGCAACGATAAAGAAAAAGCGGAAGTGAATAAAAACATACAAAAACTAAGCATCATGGAGCAGATGCTCATATTATTACACATGAGAATGAGCGAGAAAGAGCCGTGGAGTCATTTTCTTAAATACGACAAAGAATGTGGAGGAATTCTTTTAGAGTGCTACAGAGTTTTCAAGATGTTCGGATGGTTCTTCGACACCGAGCAAGAGGAACAGGTACTGGACGGAACACACGAATACTACAGAAAGGACGAGGATAATGACTGATGGCTTGATGTTCCCAAAAACAATGGGAATGAAAAAGAAAAAAAGGCAGAAGCATCCAAAACCAATCGTAGCAACAGAACCAGGAATCTGTTATTTATGCGCAAGAGAGGAAGGAAACTATACCTACCAGTGTACGGAATGCCATCATGTAGTGTTTGGAGGCGGCGGAAGGAAGCGTAGCGAAGGAGCTGGAATAAAAGTCTACCTATGCAGAAGACACCACAAGGAAGGCAAAGACGCTGTACATAATTGCCGTGCAACCCGTGAAAGGTTATGCGCTTATCTGCAGGAAGCATACGAACAGGATCACACGCGAGAGGAGTGGATGAAAATTGCCTACAAAAATTACCTCTAGCCTTAGGAAAGACGAAAGCTCACGGGATTTCTACAAGGGCGAATATGTGAAGTGCATTCTGATGGGAGAAGAGAAAGAACGCATGGGAATCGTGTTCGAAAAAGAATACCTGACAGACACCGTCACAGTATGGCTGGAAGACACGGGAGAATTTGCAGTACTACCAACGAAAAGAGTAAGAAAATTACAGCACCAATAGTGTATCACATGACACTATTAACCATAGATTCCCTCTGGCCGGGATGAGCCGGAGGAGAAAGGAGCAAAATGAGCGAAATCTATGCTGTTGATTTTGACGGCACATTACATAACAAAGAATACCCAGAACTGGGAGAGCCAAACACAGAGTTGTTCCAGTTTCTGATCAAACGGCAGCAGTCTGGAGACAAGATCATCCTCTGGACATGTAGAGAGGGAGACCTCCTGAAAGAAGCAGTAATCTACTGCCGTGCGAACGGACTGGAATTTGACGCGATTAATGACAATATCCCCGCAAACAAAGAGAAATATAAAAATAACTGTCGGAAGGTCTATGCAGATTATTACATAGATGACCGGAACAAGATGATTGTAGCAAGGAGGCGGAGAAAGAAATGTGGAAAGTTAAATCGGACGAATGTCTGGAATTATATCAAGAAGACGAAAAAATCGCAGCATTGATCTGGGATGAAGTGGAGCTGTGCTGGGGGTTATGGTATCGAATCAGCATATTTCCAAGACTTTCATGTATTAGAGAAATGGAAGGCTTCGGGAAGTTAGACATTGAACCAGTACAGATGGCAGCAGTTGAGACCATTATAGATTACTGCAAGAAACAAGCAGATAAATGGGAAGGTCGCGCAGAGGACATGGAGGAAATGCTATGAAGTGGATCCGGGAAAGCATGACACAAATCGATCTCGTAGACGGAGAGAAAAAGCTTGCCTATATCGCATACAAAAACTTCCGCTGGCTGCTATACGAAGGCGGTGAAGAGTGGGGCGTAGATTTGAAAATCTATGAGCAACATCAGGTGGAAGAGGCACAGATAGCAGCAGTCGCGGAACTGATCCGATACCATGCCAAGAAAGCCAAGTTATTCCGAAAAGCGAGAAAGGAGATGATGGCATGAGCTGTTTTGACAACTATGATCCACAAATACTTAAAAATCTTGTCTTACAAGGCGAGAGCAACACAACAATATCCAAGTTACTCGGATTAACTGTAAGCCAAGTGCGCGTTAGAGTCAAGAGAGATGGACTTATTGGAATCAGACCGGCTGGAGGAGCGCATCACAAGCCAAAACCCAAGAAGCCAAAACCGAAAAAGCCTAAACCAGAACCAAAGCCAATGCCACCAGGGCACAATGGCAATAGAAAAAAATGCAAGACATGCAAATGGCGTGGAACCGGTCCAATTGGCTGCAATTATGCAGCATATCACGACAGACCACGCAGCGCAATATGCACCGTGGAGGACTGCACGGTATACGAAAAAGGGAAACCGCCAAGAAAACATATATCAATTTAAGGAGAACAAAGATGCAAGGATATATATGCGGAATTGCCGACAATAGCAGAATAGAGTATTGCCCACACTGCGGAGAGAGGTTAGGAGTATACGCATACTATGGAGATGGAACCGTAGTATGTAACGAATGCGACTTTCATTTTGCAGTTATAGAATGCGAGGAAAAAGGGCAGGACGAAGACTCGCAGAATCATGAACTAGGCGGTATACGGGAGGTTACAGCAGAAATGCTTGAAGCATCAGAAAAGAAAGCACCAGCCATATCTGATCGCTTAGATAAAGCGCTTCAGGACGCAATCGGAAAATAACATAGTAGAGTAACAATAATATTTCCGGGGTGTTTTGGAGAACCCAGCTTATATAGGGACATACAGGGAAACAAAGGCAAATTACCCCGAAAATAAACAAAAACGGACGAAAATACCGCAAAAACACCACGGAGCTATCAAAATGCTACCATTAAGCTCCCCGGAGCGTTTAAAAAGGTACTATCAAGGAAAGGAGACAGAAATGGGATATCTTAGAAAAGGCATGGTAATTAATGCATTGAGAGAAGATATGAAAGATACCCAAAAGTGCTATGAATACTATCGGGAAAAGGAATTAATTGAATTTTGCTATAACTGCATGGAACGCGTAATAGACAGACTACCACAGTATTACCCGGAAAATGCAGTAGAAGAGACAAGATGGATTCCATGTAGTGAGAGAATGCCGGAGGATAACACGGATGTAATTGTATGCTTTTACAGCGGAACAGTAACAGAGATGAGATATTGGGGAAATGGAATCTTTCAAGGAATCTATGAACACACGGCAAAAGTAATTGTTGCCTGGATGCCATTGCCGAAACCGTATAAGGAGAGAGAAGATGAATAATCAACGAGCAATAGACAGATTGACGAAGCATTTGGAATGGGGATGGTCTGAGGAAACAGTAGATGCTATTGAAATGGGGATACATGCACTGAAAGAAACTCAGTGGATTCCATGCAGCGAGAGGTTGCCGGAGGATAACACGGATGTAATTATATGCTTTTACAACGGAACAGTAACAGAAATGAGATATTTGGGAAATGGAATCTTTCAAGGAATCTATGAACATACGACAAAAGCAATTGTTGCCTGGATGCCATTGCCGGAACCATATAAGGAGTAGAAAATGAACAGGAAAATGGTAACTAGTTTTTTAAGTAATCTGCTGATAACAAAGAAATTACAAGGAATAGGCAAATACTGGGCATCAGAAGTCAGTATCGATTATGGAAGCACGAACGTAAAAAGAGTAGATTTCATGCAGTTCATGCCACCAAACCAATGCTCCGTAGGAGCAATCGAAAAAGGACAATTCATCTGTTACGAAATTAAGAGTTGCCGGGAAGATGTCTACAGCGGAAACGGACTGAATTTTCTTGGTGAGAAAAATTACATCGTAACAACAATGGAGTGTTACAAGGATTTAATCGCAGACAGAAATTCAGGAAAGCTTTTAGAACACATCAGGGAATGCAACCCGGAATCATCTAGGCACTACGGAATCATGGTAGCGATCCCAGAAAGCAGAAAAGAGTGGGACGAATTTGAAAATCCTACACCACTTACAAAAGCAACAATGGCTGGAGAGTGGAGATTGCATAAAATAATTCATTGCACACCAGGACCAAGAAAACGATCGATAACAGAATTACTGTTCTACATGCTCAGATCAGGAAAATAGGAGAGGGAATATGGACAGTGCAAAAAGAAATGGAGCCGGTTATTACGACCCAACAGCATTTCAAGCTATCAAAAATACAGAGAAGGGAGCAAAAAAAACAATGGAAATATATAGAGGAGACATATTCTACATCAAAAAAATAAATCAGGACACAGGTAGACCGGCGGTTATCGTGTCGAACAACGACATTAACGAAAGCCAGAACATGGTAGAAGTGGTATATCTGGTAGAAAAGCCAAATGAATCACTGCCAACACATGCAAAAGTAAGATGCCATCTACCATCTACGGCGCTCTGCGAGCAGGTTGTGAGTGTTAGCAAAGACAGAATTGACGGATTCATACGCACCTGTACGGACGAGGAAATAGAGAAAATTAACAAGGGGTTATCCATCTCACTCGGGATCGCAGAAAGCGACGACACTATGGCAGAAAAGCTGAAAGAGCTGACAGATTCTCTGAGTGAGGCACAGAGAATAAATGATGGACTTCGAAACAGAATTAAAGAAGAGACTGATAAACAGCAGGAATTAGAAAAGAAATTATCGCAACCAGAAAACACAGACGAAACCATCAAAGTCGCGGCAGAAAGAGACATATACAAAGACTTATACATGAAATTAACAGAAAAGCTTATAGGAGATAAGATTTAGGAGGCTGCAATGGACAAGAAAGAATATGACCAGATAGAAGAACGAGCAAATAAGTTGCAAAACGAAGCAGAGAGAAAGTGTAGCCAGAAAATAAAAGAGGCTACAGAATATAAAGACGGATACGTCCAAGGAGTGGAAGACTTGCTAACAGCTATAAGGAGAGGAGGAATAAAAGATGAAAGTAAAAAAATGCGATAGATGTGGAGCAATATACGAGAAGAACGAAAAGTGTAAAACAAAGGTAACCAGGGGTGGAATCGTAAGTACAATTGCGACAATAAGCGAACGAGAAATGCTAGATGAAGAATACGACCTGTGCGATGAATGTATTGAAAAGTTATATGATTGGCTGAAAGATAATTAAAAAATATTTCGAGGAGGTACAAAATGATAGCATATTATTGTGACCGTTGCGGGAAAGCAATTGTAGACGGAACCATCTACAGAGTGCCAATCACAGCCGAGTGCATAAGTATACTTGGTACAGCAGATACATTTGCAACAACATTTGAAGCAGACGCGGTAAAAGCCAGATGTTACTGCGGAGAGTGTAAACGGGAAATAAAATCATTTTTATACAATGGAGAAGAACAGGAACAGCCAGAAGAACAACCGGAAGGCTGGAAAGCAAGAATGCTTGAAAAATTCCAAAAAAGAGTATAACGACTGTGGCAGCAGTCAAAAGGGTGAGTGAACATTGACAATAAAAAATAAACAGTAGACCGTCCGGCAAGACACTGTATCTACTGTTCATTCACCTAAGAGAATTATATCATAATGCCTCTTAGGAAACAAGGAGGATCACTATGTATAATGCAAATATAAAAAGTGAAATTATTAATAATATCATCTTCGAGATGTCTGGATATGTAGACAACATGACCTTAGATATCATGCAAAAAGTCATTGAAAAACAATTAGTAGCCGTGAACATGGAAGAGATTACCAATCTTCCGGCAGAAATACGGACATCGACCGAAGAACAGAACCGTTATTACATCAGCCTCATGATGATCAAGAAAAAGAACTTACGTCCAGAGACAAAGGCTCAGTACCGTGATGCCATTATGCGTCTTACAAGTGTCATAGAAAAGCCACTTAACAAGATGGACGAGATCGATATTGACAGTTATCTCGACTGGTACGAAAAACGAAACGTGGCAGCAGGAGGCAAGAAGAATCAGGCGTCCACATGCAACAACGAACGCCGATACTTATCAGCCTTTTTCACATGGATGCGCAAAGAAAAGTTCATGAGCTATAATCCGGTGGAGGCTACGGAGCCGATGAAGGAAGTAATAAAGCCAATCGATTACTTCCGGCCAGCACAGATTGAACAGCTCCGGGAGGGTTGCGTCTCACTGAGAGATAGAGCCATCATCGAAGTGCTCAGAAGTACCGGAGCGCGCGTTGGAGAAATTCCACAGATTAACATCGATCACGTAGACTGGGCGACTGGAGACATCATGATTATGAGCGAAAAGTCTTACAAATATCGTCTATTATATTTGGATGAAGTAGCCAGATATCACCTGAAGAAATACTTGGACAGTCGCACCGATGACAATGAAGCACTGTTCGTGTGGGACAAGGCGCCATATAACCGTCTAAAGAAGAGTGGCATCAGAAACGCAATGAAGGAAGTAGGCAAGAATATGGACTGTAAAGTCTATCCGCATAAGCTCAGAAAGACTCTGGGAGTCAATCTCAAGGACAAAGGAACAGACATTGGAATCATTCAGGAAGTGATGGGACACGCCAATCCGACTGTAACAAGTCGCTATTACGCACAGATCAGTCCGGAGGCAATGCGGGATGTACGGAGAAGAACAGCGTAGGAGGATATATGCCGAACGTAAGGCCATTAAACGAAAATAAATACCATATGTCGAAAGACAGATACGATGAATTAAGGTCCAGGTGCTATCAATACTGGGAGTGGAGAAAAGAATTAGCATATCTCACGGACACGGTAAAAGCTATCCAGTATGGGGTGGAAGGAAAAGGGAGCCCACCACAAGGGAGCGCGACAGAACAACTCGTGATTCGGAGAATGGAATTGGAAGAAAAAATAAAGATTGTTGAACAGACAGCTATAGAAACGGATTCAGAAAATTATAAATGGATTCTAAAAGGAGTAACACAAAAAAAGAAGATTAAAGAACTGGAAATAGAGGGAATGCCGCTGAGTAGATCACTATACTACGAGAAGAAAAGATTATTCTATGCAAATCTAAATAAAAGAATGTATTAATAAAAATAAATTCTGGATTTTTAGGACAGAAAACCATGTTAAAATGATAGCGTCCAAAAGATGAGATCAGACGAATCACAAAGGACTCCTTAGAATTTCACGCATCAGAGCGTGGCCTAATCGCGCTCTGATAAAAAGAAGAACGAAAGAGAACAACAGAAGAGAATGAACAGTGGCAGCAGTCAATTGATTGCTGCCATTTGATTTGGGAGGGAATATGCTAGTTACATGTAAAAACACATGCTGTAAATATTATTACCAGCTCAAGAAAGGGCAGCACTGTCCGGCAGAGGAAGGGTGTCCTGGTTACACCAGGAACAAAAGAAAAGCTGATAGAAAGATACCGAAGTGCAAGGAATGTGAATATTGCAAAAGGATTATTACCAATGATGGAAAGGAATATCATTATGCTTGCACATATATGAACAGGAATAAGGTAATTCTCTTTGCAGAAAAGAGAAAGTGTGATTGTAGAGTAATTAATGTAGCAGGAGGGTGCGAAAGGCAAGCACACCGGTGTTAGTAGCCGGAGGAAGCGGGTTCGATTCCCGCTCCTGCAATTGTGCGACGTCGCAAAAGAGTATGGCAGAGTGGACGAAAGAAAAGATAAAACAATTGATAGCGAAAGATAAGCTGTATAGATTCTACAAGAGTAAAGAGTGGAAGGAACTGAAAGAGAAAGTCCTGAAGGAATTCCATAATGAATGCCTATGGTGCAGAGAAAAGGGAATCATATCCAAAGCAGAAGAGGTACATCACATACAGTATGTTAAGAAGCACCCAGAGCTTGCGCTGTGTGAGTACTATAACTACAGAGGGCAGAGATACAGGAACCTTGTGCCGCTCTGCCACGACTGTCACGACAGAGCACATGAACGAATGAAGTATAAGAAAAAGAAACAGGTGAATGAAGAACGTTGGTAAAAGTTGGAGACTATGTCGTGTTCACTGGACACGGATACAGGAGAGCAATTGAATACAAGTATGATAGAGTGTTCGGGAACTCACCACACCGAGTGGCAGAGGTGCGAACGTCCTGTTGCAACCGATTCCTGGTACTTGATGATGTGATTGGAATGTACAGCGAGATTTTCTTCACTAAAACAGACCCCCCCTACCCCCATATACCCTAATTTTCATGGGGGAGCTTACAACGGGTAGGGGGCAAGACTAAACCGCGCTGAGTCGCGCATGATAAAAAATAAAAAAGTTGGTGTCAAGATGGAAAAGACAAAAAAGCCGACAAAGGCGCAAATTAAGGCTTCGCTAATAAAGCAGCTAGAAGCAAAAGGCGCGAATGTAGCTCATTTTATGGATCTTATTTATGACTATATGTCGCTATATGATATAAAAAAAGACCTCCAAAAAGATGTAAAAGAGAGGGGAGTAGCCTATGAGACAACCTCCGCGAATGGCTATCCGATCATTAAACAGAACCAATCTGTAAAGGATTTGGTAGCGGTGGAAAAGCAGATGCTTCAGCTCCTGAAAGAAATGGGGTTGACGACTGATGAACCGACCGGAAATGAAATGATAGATGAAGATCTGTAAGCAGATAGATGAATACATCGCATTCGTGCGAAGTGACGAAGCAGTTGTGTGCAAAGAACAACTGCTTCTTTGCGACTTTGTGGAAAAAGTATTTACGGAGGAAGACGTATATGTAGACGAAAAGCAATTAGAAAGATATCTGGGATTACAAAAGCATTTCCCATATAAGTTATTGCCATGGGAACAATTTTGCTTTGCGCTTCACAATTGCGTATACAGGAGAGACGGACAATTACGCTTTCCTGTACTTGTAATTTTGGTGGGAAGAGGGGCTGGGAAAAATGGATATCTTGCATTTGAAGATTTTGCATTGATGACACCGATCAATGGCGTGAAATATTATCACATAGACATGTTCGCAACATCGGAAGATCAGGCGAAAGCGACATTTGAAGATATTTACAATATTCTGGAAGATAAAAAAGATTATTTCAAAAACTATTTTAAATGGAATTTGGAATGCATCACAAACATAAATACAGGTTCAAAACTAAAATATCATACACGAGCTCCGGGGACAAAAGATGGAGGACGCCCAGGAAAGGTTGATTTTGATGAGTATCACGCTTATGAAAATTACAAATTGATAGAGGTAGCTACCGGAGGACTTGGAAAAAAACAATTTCCACGAAGAACAATCATCACAACACAGGGAGACGTAAGAGACGGTCCGCTGGATCAGTTGATAGATACATGCCTGGAAATTTTAAAGGGAGAGTTACCGGATAACGGAACGCTACCATTCATTTGCTGGCTGGATGATCCGGAAGAAGTACACACAGAAAAAATGTGGAACAAAGCAAATCCATCACTACGATTCTTTCCAAATCTGCTTTATGAAATGAAATTGGAGTATGTGGATTACAAAAGAGATCCAGTTACTCACACAGCATTTATGACAAAACGAATGAACAGACCGCCTGGAGAAACACAGTATTGCGTGACAGATTGGAATAATCTGGTGAAAGCCACGCGGGAGCTTCCAGACTTAAAGGGATATTCTTGCGTAGCCGGAATTGACTTTTCGAAAACAGATGACTTTGTAGTAGCAGGGCTGTTGTTTAAGGTAGGTGACCAAAGATACTGGCTGCATCATACATGGGTATGCACAAAATCAAGAGATTTGCCAAGAATCCGCTATCCACTGAAAGAAGCGGAAGAAGCAGGAGTATTAACCATGGTAAATGATGTAGAAATATCACCAAAGTTAATCGTAGAGTGGCTAAAAGAAATGGCGAAATTATACATCATAGAAGGAGTGGTAATGGATAATTTTAGGCAAACGTTGTTCAGAGATGAACTGAAAAAGATAGGATTTTCTTATGAGAAGAAAAACCTGAAGCTGATCAGACCGAGTGACATCATGAAAGTTGCGCCGGTAATCGGATACGTACTATCGAAAGAATTGATAGCGTGGGGAACATGCCCGATCATGCGTTGGTACGTGTGGAACGTAAAGGCAGTCACAGACAAAAAAGGGAATGTTGACTATCAAAAAATAGAGCCAAGATCCAGAAAAACAGATGGAGCAATGGCATGGGTAGCAGCAATGACATGGGAGGATATTATAAAGCAGCGCCCAGTAACTGGACGAAGGAGGATAAACACAGTATGTTAGGAGGCAAAATGTGGGATTAGGAAATTACTTGTCGAAGTGGATTGGAAAAATAAAAATAAGTTCAGAACAGACAGTAGTGATAGATATCCCGGCAACAATCTACTATGAGGAATTGGCAATATATACAGCACAGTCATATCTTGCGAATGCAATCAGCATGTGCGAGATGCGTGTTTTTTCGAAGGGAAAACCGGTGAAAAATGAAGACTATTACTTACTGAACGTGTCGCCGAATAAAAATGAAAACAGTAATTACTTCTGGCACAAGGTAATCCGGAAGATGATCCGCGAAGAGAAAGGCGCGCTGGTAGTAGAAATCAACGGCGAGTTACACTGTGCAGAGGATTTTTCAGTGTTAGAGGAACGGCCAGTACTGGGAAATATATACGGTGGAGTGGTGCTGGCCGGAGGATTGCAGTTGAATAAAATATTCACAGCACAGGAAGTATATCTGTTCAAGATGGAAGATGAATGCGTAAAAGGACTGATAGACGGAATGTACCAGGAATACGGGAAGCTGCTGGAGACAGCGGCAAGAACATTCCGAGATACGAACGGACGAAAGTTCAAGTTTAAAGTAAATTCGCTGAAGGCAGGAGACGAAGAATTTGCAAAAGATTTTTCGGAGATTATCTCAAAAAACATTAAAGCTTACATGGAAAATGAATATGCGACCTACGTTGAGTATGAAGGAGAGGAATTAACAGAAGAGTCCTCGAACAAACCGCAAAAATCATCAGAAGATTTTATTAGCATCAGAAAAGACATTTTTGAGGTCGTGGGACAGGCATTCAAAATCCCAGCTTCTATGATGCTCGGAAGCGTCACGAATGTAAAAGATGTATTAGATATTTTTCTGACATTTGCAGTTGACCCGCTGGCAAACACAATATCGGAGGTCCTAAACAAAAGAGCGACAGCCTATGAATACACAAAAGGAAATTATTACAAATGCTACAGTGGAAGAATCAAGCACAGAGACTTGTTTGATTCAGCAGCAAATGTAGAAAAAATTGTTGGATCAGCGGTATTGAACACAGATGAAGTAAGAGAGGAGTTGGAACTGATGCCATTAGATACAGAATGGAGCAAGCAGTACAGAATTACAAAGAACTTCCAAAATGTGGAAGATGCAACGAAAAATGTGGAAGGAGGTGAGTACGATGGGTAAAATCGGAGGAATTTGCTATGCATACCAAAAAGTCGGAACAGTACATAAGATATATCTGTACGATGAAGTAAAGGCGAAAGGAGATTTCAATTGGGAAACGTACAAGTACGATGACGCAGAGACATCGGCAAAACATTTCCAGGAAATCTTAGAACAGGTCGGAGATGGAGATACAATTGAATTATATATCAATTCAGATGGCGGTTCAGTAAAAGAAGGAACCGCTATTTTTACGCAGTTAAAGCGGTGCAAAGCTTATAAGACTGGTTATGTAGACGGAGTGGCAAACAGCATTGCAGCCACAATCTTACAGGCATGTGATCACAGGGTCATGGGCGAGGGAACTGGAATGATCCTCCACAACATGTGGACGGTAGCAGTCGGAAGCGCGGATGATCTCAGAAACGAGGCAGACAAGCTTGACGCTTGGATGAAAGCTTCCAGAGCCTTGTTCGTGCAGAGATGCGAAGGCAAAGTCACAGAAGAAAAGATAAAAGAAGTCATGGACAAGGAGACACTTCTTGGCCCAGATGATGCTCTTGAGCTTGGAGTCATTGATGAGATTGCCGGACGCACATCTATAGCAGTAGATGAAGCGATGCAGTCAACAAAAAAAATCAATGAGATGAAAGACAAGATCAAGCAGTCCAATTTTGCGGACCAGCTAAAAGAATTTGAAGAACTGGTAAAACCGGAAGAACAGGAAGACGATGTCTCTATGGAGACGTTTTTCAATATGTTTTCATTATAGGAGGAAAAAAGATGTTAGGAAACGTAGCAGACGTAGCACAGAAAGAAGCAGTAGCAGCACTTCAGAAGGCACTCCAGAGCGGAGATGTAGAAGGAGCGGGAAAGGCGTGGCAGCAGGTCATCAATTCTATTTCAGACAAGGTAAAAACAGATTGCGAGATGTACAACACCAATCAGAAGGTGCTTGCACAGCGCGGATATAGAATGCTGACTACAGAAGAGACAGAGTTCTATCAGAAGCTCGTAAAAGCGGAAAAAGAGAGTAATGCACGGCAGGCATTCACGGATCTCATTACAACAAATGGCGGAATGCCAGAGACGATCATCGAGGATGTCTACAGAGAATTAACAGAGGAACACCCGCTTTTAAATAAAATTACGTTCCAGAACGTGAAGTATCTGACCAGATGGATCTTGAATGACCATACAAAACAGAGCGCAGCGTGGGGAAATATCAACGATGAAATTAAGCAGCAGATCACATCAGGCTTCAAAGAAATTGAAGTGACTTTGTATAAGTTAAGTGCTTACGCGGTTATTCCACAGGATATGCTAGACTTAGGACCTACCTATCTTGATAATTACATCAGAACAATTCTGAAAGAGGCACTTTACGTGGCACTGGAGAAAGCAATCATTTGCGGATCAGGAAAAAATGAGCCGATCGGATTGAACAGAGATATCCACGAGGGTGTAGATTTCAATTCTTCTACCGGATATCCGGAGAAGACACCGATTAAGGTTACAAGCTTCATGCCGAAAGAATACGGTCCGGTCGTGGCAAAGCTTGCAACGACAGAAAGCGGAAGACTTAGAGCATTTGACGAAGTGCTCCTGATCTGCAACCAGATTGATTATCTGACCAAAATTATGCCGGCAACTACGGTCATGACAGCAGCAGGAACTTATGCGAAAGACTTATTCCCGTTCCCAACAGAGGTCGTAAGATCGAATGAGGTCAAGACAGGTCAGGCTATCCTCTGCCTGCCGGAAGAGTATTTCATGGGAATCGGAGGAAACAAAGATGGAAACATCGAAAAAGACGATTCTACAAAATTCATTGAAGATGCGAGAGTCTACAAAATTAAAATGCATGGAAATGGTCGCCCTTGGGATAATACGGTCGCAATTGTGCTGGATATCTCAGCTCTGGATCCTGCTTACTTCGTAGTCAGAAACGACGCTGATGTATTAACAGCGTAAGAGATATGACAGAAGAGCAGATAGGAACTCTTGTAGAGCTTGCAAAAAATAAATGCAAAATCAGTTGGTCGAAAGAACAGACAAATAAACAGATAACCGGAATTGTAGAAGATGCAGTTCCGGTTATCACGCATTTGCTTGGCATAAAAGAGGAAGATGAAAGCGACCTGTTATCACCAGGATTAACAAGGGGATTGTTTTTGGAATATTGCCTGTATCGTTGGAGCAACCAGGCAAATGAATTCACTGTGAATTATAGACGGGAAATCTTGACACAGAGGCACAGATACGAGGTGAAATATGGCAAGGAAGAAACAGAAGAGCTACAGTGATGGAATTGCAGAGTTCTACAGAAAAAAAGACCCGGAGAGCAATGTAAAAAGCCTGGATGATTTAGAACATCTGGGCTTTCTGTATTATACGGAAAAGTCGAAACGGCAGCAGGACGTAGAATTTGCGCAACAGTTAGGAACAACACTCTCGCTTAAAATCGCCACTCCGGATGACGGGAACATGGACAGTTCAAGAAACGTGGTAATAGGAGACACGATCTATGCGATTATCTACATCGACAGGTCGAGAGCGGAGCAGGAATTGTATTTTTATCTGGAAGAGGTGAGAAAGATTGAATAAAAAAATCAAAGAAGCCTTACAGGGGATAGAACCTAAAGTATTCTATGGAATAGGGCGATTCCAGAACCGGAACAACTGGGACTGCATCGTTTATGGACGCAGAAGAAAAGGAAAGACAGAAAGTGGCGCTGGTGAAAATATCCGATATTTTGTAGCGATTGTAAAAGAAGAGGAAATTCCAGAAGGAATGGAAGAAAATATATTGCAAGCTATGAAAAAACTGGGATTCAAACAGTCAAATACAGAGACAACTTATGATTACGTGGAAAAATCCGGTGAGACAATGGTTGAAATTGCGACCATGGAATTTTCCAAAGTAGAAAAAAGGTGCAGGGTATGAGCTATTTCTATTTAGACGCCAAAGAATTCGAACGTGTTGTAGATGCGATTTCCAAGTTTTCTGACGGGGCGGTGGCAGAGAGGATTATTAATGATTACCTCCACACAGAAGGAGGACGGATCATCAAAGAGAACATTCAGAAGATTCTCCCTGTATCCGGCAGAACGTGGAACGGAAAGAAAACGGCTGCTTCACAGACAGATCCATTCACGCTCAAGGAAGAGAACCTCGCAGTAATCGTAAAAACAAAAGGACCGTATCACTATCTGTATTTCCCAGATGATGGATCGAATACGCAGCATCATTTTGGAAATCAACAGTTCATGTTTGACGGGGCAAATGCAAGCGAAGACAAAATTGTAAATGAAGTTATAGACGAATTAGTAAAAAGATTGGAGGAAATATAATGGCAGGAATCACAAATGTGGATTTTTCAGAATATGAAATCACAGAGCTGGGAATCAGAATATCTCCGGCGGTAAAAGCAGATATTCTGAAATGCGTGGGAAAACTGGAAGAGAAGCTTACGAGCAAGACCGTACAGAAAAAATGCGGCTCAAAAGTGATAAAAACAAGAACAAAAGGAACGGGGTCCGGATCACTGAAATTTTCGGCATACACACCACAGGACATGCTTGTTGATATGCATGGAATGAGCAGGAAAGACCTGAAAGACGGAATCGTGGCATACGGACAAAGCTCTTTACATGCGGTGGCATGTGTTACGGCTAAAATCCTGAATGAGGACGGAGATGTGAAGTATAAGGCTTATCCAAATTGCACAATCACAAATGGACTTAGCAGGACTGTAGATAACGACACGGAAGACGTAGCCATGTTAGAACTCGAAATAGCAGTAATGCCAGATGAGAATGGAGAAGGCATGTACGAAGCTGTAGAGTCAGATATGCAGGACGCGACGGTAAAAACAAAGTGGATGGAAGAATTTTCAAGAGAACTTGTTGAGCTTAACGCATAGGAGGGAATTATGGAAGCAAAAGTAAAGATTAGATTCAGAGACAAATATACACACAATTTACACTTGGCAGGAGAAATCATCGAAGTGAGTGAAGAACGCTACGAGGAGATTGAAAAAGTACGGGAAGGCATTTTGGAGCCGTTGGAGACAGTTCCAGAAGAAACACAGGAAGAGAATCAAGAGGAAGCGCCAGGAGCAGAACACTACACTAAAAGCGAGCTGAAGAAAATGAACGTAGAAGAACTGAAAAAGCTTGCGGAAGAAAAAGGCGTAAGCGCCGAAGGTAAGAAAGATGAAATTATCGAAAGACTTGTAGAACTGGAGGAAAATGATGCGCAGTAAGGACGTATTCAATTTCCAGGAGTATGAAATGGCAGACGGGGAGTTTGTGACAATGTCCACAGCTCCCATTTTGCTGTTGAGCCTGAGAAATAAAAATAAAAAGGCATATGAAAAGATTAGCAAAGTCCTGGTAAAAGGAGTAAACGAAAAAGATGTCATGGAAGTGTATGAGTTCATGCATTCGGCATACTTGAATGCTAATCAGGATGAAGAGGAAGAGAATTTGATGACATTCACGGAATTCATTGAAAATGCAAACCCAGATTACATGAAAAATGTAAATGTAGTACAGGAAATGATCTCACCGTCAAAAAAGCAGGATTCAGAACAGCCTTCAGAAGAGCAACAGTAGGAAAAAGCAAAAATACACTGAGGCTTCCGAGATTTGAAATTGAGGAAGTGGAAGATATGTATACCTATTATGTAATTATCAACGGAATCAGCGAAGAGCTGTTCTGGAATTCCGAGTACAACGTATTATTAACGATTTTGGAAGATAAACACGCTTACATGAGTTGGAAAAACTACATGGAAGAAAAGATGATAGAAAGAAGGTGATCTACTAGCCAACAGAGAAGCAAGCGTAACATTTCGCGCGAAAACAACGGATTTTACGGCCGGAATCAAACAGGCTGACGCAAGTTTGAAGCAGCTCCGGGCGGAATTAAAATTAAATGAAACTCAGATGAAAGGCACAGGCACGTCTGTGGATGCTCTGGAACAGAGAGAAAAGCTTCTGAAGCAGGAATTACAGGCAAGTGGAGACAAGGTCACTTTTTTGAGCGACAAATTACGTGTCGCAAAAGAGGTATTCGGAGAAAACTCAATAGAAGCAAGCAACTGGAGTGCAAAGCTTGCAGACGCGAAGCGCGTACAGGAGACGATTGCACAGGAGCTATCCAGCACAACAGGGAAACTGGACGAGCAAAAAGAAGCAGAATCTGAGTTGAGCCAGGAGGCACTTGAAGCAGCTGAGAAGTTAAAAAAACAGGCTGAGGCAGAAGCGCAGCTTCAGAGCGCTGTTGAACAGGCTGATCAGAAAATAAAGCAGCTCGATCAGGAATTGGAGCTTAACCAGACAAAACTGGACGGATCTGAAAATAAGACCAGTTTATTGAGGGATAGACAGGTATTACTTGCAAATCAGTCACAGATTGTTGCACAAAAAACAGCAACACTTCAAAGTGCGCTGGATGCGTGTTCTCAGGAAGTTGGAGAAAATTCAGAAAAGTACAATGAATTGAAGTCCAGCCTTGTAGAAGCACAGACACAGCAGGCGGCAATCCAAAATGAGATTCGAAATACCACAAAAGAACTGAGCGAACAAAAAAGCGCGGTTCAGACTTTTGGAGAAGGACTTGGAAAATTCGGCGAAGGAACGGAAAAGGTCGGGCAGAGTTTAAGAACCGTCAGTACCACGGCTGCCGGAGCCTTAACAGGAGCAGCTTCTGCAATTACATTCGAAGATGCATTTGCGGGTGTAAAAAAGACTTCCGATGAAGTCTACAATGCAAATGGTCAGTGTGTCTACAGCTATCAGCAATTAGAAGATGGGATCCGGAATATGGCAAAGGAGATACCAGCATCTACCACAGAGATTGCATCGGTGGCTGAGACGGCAGGGCAACTTGGAATTAAGACACAAGATGTACTGGGATTCACCCGTGTCATGATCGATATGGGAAATTCTACGAACCTGGCAGCAGACGACGCGGCGGCAGCAATCGCGAAGTTTGCAAATGTTACAGGATTAGCAGCAGACCAATCTATGTCAGCGGAGGAAAAGTACTCGAAAATGGGAAGTACTATTGTTGACCTTGGAAATAATTACGCAACAACGGAAGCGGACATTATGAACATGGCGACGAATCTAGCATCCGCAGGAACACAGGTAGGCATGTCAGAATCAGACATTTTGGCACTGGCTACGGCGCTATCTTCTGTAGGAATGGAAGCACAGGCTGGAGGTACAGCATTTTCAAAAGCTATGGTACAGATGCAGCTAGACGTAGAAACAAATAGCGAGGGATTAAAAGACTGGGCTAATGTGGCAGGAATGAGTGTGGACGAGTTCTCTACATTGTTCCGAGAAGACGCCACGGGTGCTCTGGAAGCGTTTATCACAGGACTTTCGCAGTGCGGAGGAGAAACAGACTCAGCTATTAAAGTTCTGGACGATATGGGAATCACAGAGACTAGAATGCGAGACGCATTGTTAAGATCCGCAAATGCAAGCGACGTATTTACTTCGGCAATACAGACAGGAAATGAAGCTTGGAATGAAAACACGGCTCTAACAGAAGAAGCAAATAAGAGATACGAAACCACGAAAAGCAAAATACAGATTATGGGTAATAATCTGAAAGACGTGGGAATTACATTGGGATCCACATTTCTCCCAATGATCGCACAGGGAACAGAGAAGATAAAAGGATTTGCCGATGCAATATCACAGATGGATTCAAATCAGCAAAAAATACTTCTTGGAATCTTGGGATTCGTAGCAATCCTATCGCCATTGCTGATAGGAATCGGTAAAGTGTCGACTGGGATATCTGCAATTATCGGAGTCGGTTCAAAGCTGACAGGTATGATTGCCGGAATTGGAACAGCAGCAGAAGGAGCAGGGGCAGCCGCAGCGGGAGGCGCTGGAATAGCGTTGGGACCAATACTGCTAATAGTCGCGGCGATAGCTGCAATTACAGGAGCAATCGCATTACTATGGCAGAAGAGCGAATCATTCCGGGATTTTTTCACGGAATTATTTGGAATCTTTCAGGATACTATCTCAGGATTCTTAGATTCTCTTGATATCAGTGGGAAAATAGATGAGATTAAGCAGACACTGGGAGGATTCGAGGAAAAGATTCTTGGGCTGGAAGATTTGTTTGAAATAGTAGGCACAGTATTGGCGATAATTATCATACCGGCACTTGCACAGGTAGCAGCAGGATTCAGCATGCTGCTTAGTATTATCAATCCAATTTTGACGATCATCGGAGGATTAATCGACCAGCTTTCCGGACTAGGAACATTTATTGTCGGAGTATTTACGGGAGATATGGATAAGGCCTATCAGGGATTGCAGACATGGAAGTCAGGAGTTGGAGCGACATTTTCCGGACTGTGGAGCTTAGTAGTAGGAGGACTGAACGGATTTTTGAGTGGACTGGTGAATTTCTTCACATCACTTTTACATGCATGTGGATTAGATTCATTTACAAACGGAGTGAAAAATACGTTTGAAGGAATCAAAAATGGAATTTCTACAAAAATTAATGCAGCTAGAGATACCGTAAAAAGTGCAATTGAAAAAATCAAGAGTTTCTTCAATTTCACATGGAAGCTGCCAGAACTAAAAGTACCAGACATCGCTATAACAGGATCATTTTCCCTTAATCCACCGTCAGTACCACACTTTTCGGTCAAGTGGCATGCAGACGGAGCTATTTTTAGCAGACCAACAATTTTTCAGACAAGAAGTGGATTTCATGGCGTGGGAGAAGCTGGAGAGGAAGCAGTAGCACCAATCACACTATTAAGGTCATACGTAGAAGAATCCGTAGAAAATGCACTGGCGAGGTTGCAAAGAACAGAGACAGATCCGATTGACTATGACCGGCTGGCTGATGCGATGGCAAGAAGAAAAGTAACTGTAGAATATAATGGAAGAGAATTTGGACGAATTATCGAGGAGGTCACGGCATAATGATATGCTACGAAAATAGCAATGGAAAGAAAATAGAGTTGGATAAGTGGCCGGTTGTACTTGAGGACATTACGGACATATTCGGGAAAAGCTGGAGCTACGAGGCAAGCGAAAATAAGTTGAGAAACAGATCGAAACTCAATAAATTCTACAGGACCAGCGTACAGAAAAAAATCACACTTCAGATATTTTGTGATTCTGAAAGCGAATATTGCGAGATTGTAAACAGCATCAGTGAAATTACAGATGAAGATATTCTAAGCAAGGCAGAGGGCAAGCTCTGGTATGGAGATTACTATCTGCCTTGCTATATTACAGGACTAGCTCCAAAAGATTACGATGACGTATTTTACACGATTGATATAGATGCAACATTAGTATCATTTTACCCATTTTGGATCAACAAGCATACCTATGAATTCCATAGTTATAACCAAGTAACAACGAACAATAAAAGATACCCAGGAAGATACCCATATAGATACACTACCGGGCAGAATAGCAATTATTTCATCAATCCGCATTTTACGGATTCAAATTTTAGATTAATCATATACGGAAAAGTAACAAACCCACAGGTCTCGATTGGAGAAGCATCATACCGGGCGAACGTTATTTTAGAAGAGGGCGAACGACTTGAAATAGACAGTAGAACAGAGACTATTACAAAAATAATGAGAAATGGAGAAGAAGTAAATGCTTTCCATTCCAGAGAGAAGTCACGCACATTCTTTCGAAAAATAAAGCCTGGAAGAAATACAGTATCATGGCCGGGAGGCTTCGATTTCGATTTAATTATATTCGAAGAAAGGACAGAGCCAAAATGGATCCCGTTAAAATCATAGTTACAAAACCGACTGGGGAAGAACAGGGAAATCTCACGGACGGTGCAAAAGTAGACATAGACATCGGCAACAAGTGCGACTTCGAAATTGAAATCGACAGCAGCGAGTGGAATGAAGAAAGATACGGATACGGGTGCAGATTTTTTATTCCAGATACGGAATACGGAGGAATCATAAAAGGAATCAAGTCGGTCTCCAAAACAGAAAAGCTCACACTCTCAGGATATACATGGAGAGGAATGCTGATCTATAAGATTGTGGAACCACCAGCTGGACAAGACCATCTAATATTATCCGGAGACATAAATGAGATAATCACGCAGCTGGTTGGAGACAGTTTCGGAAGCCTGTTCGTAGTGACCTCTTCTAAAACTGGAATAGAAGTAAGCAACTGGAAAGTAGACAGATACGTCACGTTGTACGACGCGATACAGAAACTACTGGACCAGTACGCTTACAGACTGAATATTAAGTATATTCAGCCAAGTGGACTGGACTATGGCTATGTAAAGTTGGAAGCTGTCCCAATAAAGGATTATTCGGAAGAGCTGGAATATAGCCGAGAGAGCAAAGCAGATATCACCGTAGAAGACTACAGAGCAGGTGTGAACCATCTAGTATGTGTAGGAGAAGGAGAAAACCAAGACAGAATAGTACTCCATCTGTACGCGCAAGAAGATGGCAGCATCGGAAAAAATCAGTATTACTACGGAGCTGACGAGATAGCTGCAGTCTATGACTATTCATCAGCGGATAGAGAAAAGCTCGAGGAAGGTGGAATAAAGCGTCTTCAAGAGCTTCAAAATCACAAAAAATGCGATATAAACATAGAAGACATTGATTTAGAGCTTGGAGATATCGTAGCCGGATACGATGAAATCACGGATACAGAAGTAAAAAAACCAATTATCCAAAAGATATTTAAAGTAGAAAAAGGAGAGGCGACAGTGGATTACAAAATGAAAGGAGATGATTAAATGTCTGGATTAATACCAATCACAGTAAACACACCACCGGGAGAAGAAGCGCACATACACGCGGAAGATGACGCGTCTGTCTACTTGAGCCTTTTTGGCGGAGACGGAGTATCTACCAACGGACAGTCGTGCAAAGCCACAGTGCTGTCAAATAACAAGGTGAGAATCGCAGACGGGATAATCTGTGTAGGAGGACATTTTGCTCGTATCCCTTACGGGGATTACATTGATTGCGAAATTGACTCCGGCCAGAGCGGTAAGAACAGAAATGACATCATCGTAGCGAGAATCAAAACCACGGGAACTGGTGGTATCGACACATACACATGTGAAGTAAAGAAGGGCACGGCAGGAAGCACAGCAACGGATCCAGAGATTGTACAAGAAGATCTATACAAGGCGGGAAAGGTGAGAGAACTTCCTCTGTACAGGGTGAAGATAGAGGGGTTAAGTATCACAGCAGTGGAGCAACTATTCACGCTGAGAAAAACCAATGAGGAATTGGAAAAAGAACTTGAGTCACTAAATAGCAATAGCATAATTGAATCTGGTCATAATGATAATGGATATTATCGCAAATACGCTGATGGCACACTTGAAATGTGGGGAAGTAAGCGTTTTGAGAATATAAATATGCAAACTCCAGATAATTGGAATTATTATTCTGGTGGAAAAGTTAATGTTCCCCTCCCAATGGAATCCAAAACCTGGGTTTCAGTTATAGCAACAGCAGCCGGATCATGTGCTCCTTGGATTTCAATTCCATTAAATGGACTTGGAACAGAGTTATTTCAAGCATGGATATATTCTTCAAACAAATCTGCAAGCGAAATAATAACGATTTTTTGGCGTTGCTTTGGAACATGGAAATAGTTTGCCTATCGCTGTTTCTGACTAAAATGCTTATGGATATGTGTAAACTATTCTGTAATTAATACGTACACTACAGCTTAACTTTTGAGCAAAATACTGATAGATATGACCTTGCCAGATTTCTGCCCCTAAAAAGCGTGTATTCGTAGTTTCATTGTCGCCGTTACATGTAGCTATGCTGAGACGGGTTATACTGTATGACTGACCCAAAATTTCATTCAGTTCATCTTTATTTATTAGACATATATAATCTGTTCCAGATACATTTTTAACAGCAGAACCAGATACTACTCTTATTTTCCCGCCACATAGATCGTATATTTGCTGAGAATCATCATTTTTTATAATTTGTATTGTTTTGCTATTTAGTTAAGGAAAATAAGTGCATGACAATAAAATAATAAAAAGAAAGGAGAGCCTTCCTTACGATAAATACAATTCACACTCATATGTCATGCGCTTATTATATAGAAACCTGTCAACCAGAGCCGAAAGGCTCTTTTTATATTGTGCGACATCGCACAGAAAGGAGTAACAATTGAAGATTATTTTCAATGATGCGACGGAACTGACAATCCAGTCTGCATCGATCCGGGCATATGGAAGTCTCCTAATTAAGACCATATCGGCAACGGAAGAGGAACTTCGAACCATGTTCCAGGATAAGTTCAAGACTCAAAAGATGACCGTGACACAACGGGAGTCTACCATTGCAGAATACGAGAATTACACGGACTTAAATGCCGTAGTAAAATACACGGCTGGAATCTTGGGCGTAGTGATGTACCGGGAAAAAGAATCACCAATGGATCGTATTGATACACTGGAAGAGCATGTGGACAATCTTACAGAAGCCAACAAAAGCCGTGAGGCTGAAAATGCAGAGCTTATAGCCACCGTGGACAGTATCCTCACAGACGTGCTGCCGGCACTGCTCGGTGATGGCACAGAAGAAACTGATACAGAAAATACGGATACAAAATAAGAAAGGAAAAGAAAGGATGAATGATATGACAACATTTATTGCAAGAAGAATTATGGAAGAGGCAGACAAAAGCACAGAGGCAGGACAGAAGAAATACCGTGCATATTTTAGGACAAGATTGTACAAAAAATGGAAAGACGAAGTGGACACAATCTTAAAAACCGATGGTTACGATGAGGTCATCGTAGAAAATTAAGGAGCGTCGCGATGGACAATATTATAGAATGCAGGTTGGATTCTACCTGCAAGGAGATATACACGGGCATCTGGCAGCATGATTATGGACAGATACTCAGGATCACAGGTGTAGATCTGCCGAAAACTGTAGGGAGAGAATTGGAATCACTGATTTAAAAACGATTGTATCAGCAACACTTGAAGAAGAAAGTCTCATCAATATTACTCTTTTTCGGCTGGTACGCAAATAATAATTAATGAGAGGCGATCATATGGAAATACGTGCAAGACCGAGAGGTCTTATTTTTATACAGAAAATTCGAACTAAAGAAAGAAGTGAGGTATATGAAAATGGAACAGGCTAATTACATCAAAGCTATTTTCACAGCGGTATTTGCCTTCCTGTCAGCGCTCCTTGGAGTATTGGCAGTGCCGGTGATCCTGTTGGTGGCATGCAATCTGATTGACTACATGACCGGGCTTATGGCCAGTAAGTATAGAGCGGAGGACATAAATTCCTATAAGAGCATTCGAGGAATTTTCAAGAAGGTGTCCATGTGGCTCTTGGTAGTGGTTGGAGCAATTATTGACGAAATGCTATTATATGCATCCACTACGATTGGCTGGAAATCTCCGGTGACATTCTTGATTGCATGCATTGTAGCAATGTGGCTGATCTGTAATGAGATTATTAGTATATTAGAAAATATCCAGGACATGGGCGTTAAGATACCAGCGTTCTTGCAGCCATTGGTCAGACATATCAGGTCACAGGTGGAGGAACAGATTAACAGTAGTGATTCAGAGGGCGAGTAAGCGCCCTCTTATTGATAGGAGTGATATTATGGCAGTAAGAATTGGAAGCGCACGTATTAATGAGAAGGGCACCACCACCGGAGGAAAAGCCGGAGATCAGACCGGTGGAGAAGTGTCTATACAGAATTACTATCTGCACAGAAAAGGTTGGTACGTAGCAAGACCGAAAGATCCAACTGTAGCAGAGAAGATTGCACAGGCAATGGAAGCAGCATGCAACAATAATCACATCGGTTATTGCCAGGCACACAGAGGCAGCCTTAGAAAGATTGCGGTTAAGTATAACTATAATCTCAGCAAGGTCAATGTTGATGTGGAGGTAGATTGCTCTGCACTGGTCAGAGTATGTTGCTTATATGCCGGAATACAGGTTGGAGATTTCAACACAGCGTCAGAGCTGGAAACCTTGCGAAAGACAGGAGCGTTCGAAATCCTGAAAGATGATAAGCGCTGCAAGGAAAGTACATATCTGAAACGAGGGGATATTCTTGTTACACGCACAAAGGGACATACAGTTGTAGTCCTGGACAATGGATCTGGAGTGACTTCCGCTTCAAAGAGCACCAGAGCTTATGTCGTCGGACAAGTCTATGCAACACAGGTGGACGACCTGAGCGTCCGAACCGGTCCGGGAACCAATAATCCGGAAAAATCTTATGCGGAGTTATCCAGTAATGCACAGCAACACGCGCACGATAACGGGAGACTCAAGAAAGGCACTCGCGTAACCTGCAAGGACGTCCGCGAGGTTGGCAATGACATCTGGATCAAGATTCCAAGCGGTTGGATTGCTGCATATTATGGCGAGAAAAAGTATGTAGGATAGTGAAATATTACCCCTTTATTATCAGCAAAAATTTTGCTACATTATAATAGAGGTGGTTACATGGAAAAGCTTGCGATAAGACTGAAAGAGCTGAGAGAAGAGAGGGGACTATCACAGATGGCAGCAGGCACTGCACTGGGAGTATCAAGATCAACCATAGCCGGATATGAGACAAAAGGACGAGAGCCAGATGTACATATGTTAATTACAATGGCTGATTTTTATGATGTCTCTATAGACTATTTGGTTGGTCGAAAAGACAAAAAATAATATTATTGACAAGAGTGGAAAAATCAATTAAAATCAAGATGTCTCAAATGTGCCTCAGAGCACATTTGAAAATGGCGTTATTACAGCGCTTGCAAGGATTTGAACGACGTGACTTTTAATCAAGTTGTCCGGGGTTCGAATCCCCGCACGCTCATGCAGATAAGCAAGAACTTTAAAGGTTCTTGCTTTTTTTTGTACTTTTATTTAATATTATGT